ATTGTGGAGTGGATAAGAAATAGAATAGAGGAAGGCTCATGAGTTATACCTATACTGAAATAGATAGACCGCATCTTAGATGGCAAAAACGTAGTCATAATGATAGATATACTGAAAACCTCTATCAAGATAAGGTTCTTAAAAACATTGAAGGCTTCCTTAAAGATGTTGACTGGGATGATTTAGGTAAGGAGTATGACTTATCAGATTATTTAAAAACAGGAGACATTTCAGGTTTACAAGACTGGAAAGGTACAGCAACTTCACAACTCAGCACCCTTGAAGGTGGGTTAGGTACAGCTCAATCAGATATATCAACTCTACAATCTAGGTTAGATAACTGGGATACCACAACTGAAGTAGGAGATGTACAAGGTCTTTCAGATATCATTAGTGGTTTAAAAGATAAGTACGCTTCTACTGGTGATGTATCTGATCTACAATCTCAGTTAGGTAATCTAACTGGTACAGGTGAAGGTTCGATAACAGATCAAATAAAATCAGCTACTGATGCACTGGGTATTAATGATTACCTAAAGACCAGTGATTTTGATACACGTATGACTAATAACCTAACTACTTTAGAAAACACATTACGTGGAGAGTTTGGTGCAGATATCCAAGCATTAGACCTGGAAGGTGTTCGTCAATCAATAGCCGATCAAGGTGGAGACTTAAGTAAACTAACCACAGACTTTGCTGGACTCAGTACAGACATGGAATGGCTTAAGGGTCTAGATCTTGGTGGATTAGATTCTCGTATTCAAGGGGATCTAACAAACCTACAGAACCTACTTGAGACTGATAGAGGTGAAGACTTAGCTAACTTAGAGAGTCAACTAGGTAAAGATAGAGCTGCTGATTTATTATCTCTTCAAACGAAACTTGAAAGCGGTACAGCCTCAGACATAGAAGCTATGGCAGGCAACCTAAGACAAGAGTTTGGTGATGATGTCTTTGATTTATCAACAACCTTTGAAGGTAAGTTAGGAGATGTACAGTCAGCTTTAGGTGGTGACATCAGCTCTCTATTCTCAAAGTCTGACACCTTACAATCTGGTATTGATACATTAACCTCTGGTCTTGGTACTACATCTCAACAGTTAGAAGCACTTGAAGGATCATTTGGAGATTACAAAACTGATGCTGCTACTAACTTAGCTAATGTAGAAGCTGCGTTTTCTAAACAGTTAGGTGATCAAGGTACTGACTTTACTAAACAGTTAACCGATCTAGGAAGTTCAACAGCTGCAGATATCTTAGGCTTGTCTACTAAAACTGCTGAAGATATAGCTGGAGCTAAGTCGGAAGCTGTTGCAGATGCTGCTGCAGCTGCCTCTGCTGGTAGAGAACAATTAAGAACTGACTTAACTTCTGATAGGGAGGCAGCTCTTAGTAAATTAGGTTCTAATATTTCTGGACAATTAGAAGCAAAAGATAAAGCTTGGCAAACTCAATTCGATGAAGGTGCTGCAGCTTTTAATAAAAGGTTGACAGACATATCTCAATCTAATACTAACTACCGAACATTAGGAGATAGCGCACAAGGCGTGAAGATAAGAAGATCAAGAGCTTATAACACAGGTCGTACACGTTCAGGTACTGGACAGTTAGGAAGATCAATGAAGATAAGCACACTAAACTTATAAAACAATGACAGCTAAATCAAGATATGACAGTTTATCCAGTGATCGTTCCCAGTTTCTAAACGTAGCGAAACAAGCAACAGAATTAACCTTACCTTATCTAGTAAGAGGAGAGGAAGAGCAGAGTAAAGGAGCTAAGAATTTAATAACTCCTTGGCAATCAGTAGGAGCTAAGGGTGTAGTAACACTTGCATCGAAATTGATGCTTGCATTACTACCTCCACAAACAAGCTTCTTTAAATTACAACTCGACGACTCTTCATTAGCTGAAGGTGGCATACCACCAGAGGCTAAGTCAGAACTAGATCTTTCCTTTGCAAAGATTGAGAGAACCATACTCGAATCAATCGCTGCCTCAAGTGACCGTGTGGTCGTACACCAAGCAATAAAGCACTTGGTTGTCGCAGGTAATGTATTGATCTTCATGGGTCAACAAGGTTTAAAGATGTTCCCGCTTAATCGTTATGTATTAGAGCGAGATGGTAACGGCAACGTGATTGAAATTGTCACCAAAGAACGTATTAACCACAAATTATTAGATGGAATTGTACCTGCTGAGATCTTAGGACTCAAGGCTGAGGACATCATTGATGAAAGCTCGTACACGAGCCGTGAAGAATGTGATGTTTATACTCATGTAAGACGTGAGAACAACCGAGTCGTATGGCATCAGGAAGTTTACGATTATGTTATACCTGCATCTAGAGGTAAGGCTCCATTAACAGCTACACCTTGGTTACCTCTACGTTTCAATACAGTAGATGGTGAAGCCTACGGTAGAGGTAGGGTAGAAGAATTTATGGGTGACTTGAAATCCCTTGAGGCATTAATGCAAGCTCTCGTAGAGGGTAGTGCAGCTGCAGCAAAGGTAGTTTTCACAGTTAGTCCAAGTAGCACAACCAAACCACAGACACTAGCTAACGCTGGTAACGGTGCAATCGTGCAAGGGCGACCCGACGATATCGGGGTAGTGCAAGTGGGGAAAACGGCTGACTTCCGTACAGCGTTTGAGATGGCAATGCAATTAGAGAAGCGTCTAAGTGAAGCTTTCCTAATCATGCAAGTCAGGAACAGTGAACGCACTACAGCGGAAGAGGTAAGGATGACACAGATGGAATTAGATCAACAGCTAGGAGGCTTGTACTCACTACTCACTGTTGAGTTCCTAGTGCCATACTTAAACAGAAAGCTAAACGTATTCCAAAAGACAGGAGAGATACCTCGTTTACCTAACGACTTAGTTAAACCTACGATTGTTGCAGGTGTTAATGCACTTGGACGTGGACAGGATAGAGAAAGCTTAACTGCATTCTTAGGAACTGTTGCACAAACAATGGGTCCAGAGTCCTTGATGAAGTTCATCAATCCAGAGGAAGCAATTAAACGATTAGCTGCAGCTCAAGGTATTGATGTATTAAATCTTGTCACCTCAATGCAAGAGATACAGCAGAGAGAGCAAGCACAACAACAACAAGCTATGGCATTGGAAGAAAGGAAGGTAGCTGCACAGGAAGCTAAGGCACCTATGGCAGACCCAACTAAGAACCCAGCACTAGCTCAACAACTAGAAGGACAACAACCACCACAAGGAGCTTAATGGCAGAAACATTAACAATGAATGAGACTCCAGCCGATAACCCTGAGTTCACTCAAGAAGAGATGGACTCACTTAAGGTTGGCGAGGAGATGGAGACTCAACAAGAACAACTACTAGCAGGTAAATATAAGAGTGCTGAAGATCTTGAATCCGCCTACATAGAATTACAAAAAAAATTAGGAGAACCCAAGGAAGAGGCAACTAATGAAACTGAAGAAACTGTCTCCGAAGAAACAACCGAAGAGCCAAAAGAAGAAGAGTCTAAAGATAAAGAGTCCAGCGTATTAGATTCTCTTTGGGAACAGAGGGATAATAAAGATGGGTTCAGTCAGGATGTATTAAAAGAACTAGCTTCTACTAACCCAGGAGAATTAGCCAAGGAATACTTAAGGTATCGCCATGCTAACCAACCTCAATCTCTAACTGATGAGAACATCTCACAACTGATGGAATCAGCTGGTGGTGAGGAGAAGTACAACACAATTGTTGGATGGGCTAAGAACAACCTTTCCAGTCAAGAGCAAAAGATGTATGATACAGTAGTAGATAGGGGTGATCCTCTTGCTTGCTACTTTGCACTACAAGCATTGATGGGTAGATACAACGATGCTGTTGGTACAGACGGAAGAATGATCACAGGTAAACCACCTAGCTCATCAAGTGATGTCTTTAAGAGTCAAGCTGAGATGGTTAAAGCTATGGAGGATGATAGATATAACGATGACCCTGCATACCGTCAGGCAATCATGGAGAAGTTAGAAAGGTCTAACATTGCATTTTAGGTAGTCATGGCGACCTGACAGTTCATCATCGCCTATCACCTATCTTTTAATCCAATGACCGTCATAACCGAATACGGTAAACAAAACATTTTCGCAAACGAAACACCACCAAGACTTATGAAAAAAGAAGAAGCAGAAGTTCTACTACACGACGCAGAAGAACTCAATGGTCGTGC